TTACGCTTACTAAAGAGAGTAACCATACCCTCCCACGCAGCGAGCCCAGGAATAAAAGCCTTAGCAATACCAAAACCAGCATCAATCATGCCTCCCATATCATCACCGTCCATAGGACCAGTAGCAACATAGGCAGCATCAGCTTTCAACTGATCTTTGGTAGCCATAACAAGTGAAGTCCCTTCTGGGATCTTTGCCTTCACCGAATCAGGAAGTTGATCGAAGGGAATAATAGCTCCCTCCTGTCCTTCCTCAAGCTGATCCGCAGTCGTAAATACCGTACCTTCCCCGAAGAAACCTTCAAGAGCAGCGCAGGAACCCAACCCCAAGCCTAGTACAGCAGTAAGTAAAAGGGTGATAATAATATCTCTCATAATTAATTAACCTTGCAATTTACTGAGGTAATCCTCATCTCCTTCTTCTTTAGAGGGACTACCTTCATTAGCTACTAGAATGTTCTCAGCGAACTGCTTAACAGCATCGTAATCTTCTAGCTTCACCAATTCATGGATTTCGTGAAGCTGCTCCATGACCGCAGCAACTTTTTGTGCCGTTCCAATCTTTTCTGACTTGGGACGAGGTTGTGACTGATCATACTTCGGCCATTGACCTTCCATGATCTTAACGATCTTGAAATCATGGCCCTCCGCAGGATCCGTAATATCTCCAAAGTCTTCATCTAGCATGGCAGCGACAACCTTTTTAAAAAGGATAACGCCAACAGATAGAATTTTAACTTCTTCAGTCTCTCGATCCAGTACATTCATATAGTACCTTGCGCGAGGTTTAATCTGACGAGCCATAGTTTCGTATTCCTTGTGACCTTTATTTACACGATCCCAAAGACCGTAGTAAGCATCACAAAGGGGACACTTTTCCCCATGAATCTTTCGACAATGGACATTTTTTGTTCCACCTTCTCCAGCAGGAATTCTGTGAATCTTTGTCTCTGCATAGAAGAGAGTATCATCATCCTTCCCAGGAAGGATACGAACAATATTAGTGCCTTCTTTCACTTGAAAGAAGTTAGAAAGGAAGGAAGAATTACCTTCCGTTTTGTTTCCTTGTAGTTCTGCGTGTTTGGCTCTCAGAGCCTCAAGATCAATAGCCATTTTTAGTTTCTCCGTTAATTAGTTAGTTAGTGCAGGAGGTCTATTATAGACGGTAGGCACTTAATTTTCAACTGTAAAGTTTCATTTCTGCTTTTTTTGCGCTAGATAGTTGCACCAGCGAACTCATTCGTTGATCAAGAGCCGAAACAAGCCCTTTAATCATGTTATACTTTTGAGTAATGGTGTTTACCTTTCCCATATATATAGCATAATCAGGATGACTTTCTACAAAAGCATCTAAGTCTTTTGCTGTTTTTTTCTTCCCACTTAGACGAGCCTCTTCCTGAGTAGCATTAGTTGTGGTCGCAATAAACTGAGTGAGGTGGAAATTAGCAGTATCCATTTCACTCTTAGCCCTTGCAAGAAGCCCAGACCAATGAGAATAGTTTACGGGCTGATTTGTTAGTTCCTCTTCCAGATTTTCAGGATTGATTCTAACAATTGCATCACAAATAGTAACATAATTATCCCAAGTCATGTCCTCGTATGCCAATAATAGTTGCTCTGATTTATTCATCAAAAATAACACTCCATAATTTAGGGTTTAAGTTTTTTAACATGAGCATCCCTCTTGCCATGCTTTCGGTAATATATTCGTTAGTATTTTCCACCCAATCCTCTTTTGTTTCATGATGACCTCCCAGCCCCATAGTTTCCAAAAGAACATGGCAAATTTCGTGAAGGAGAGTATGTCTCGCTGTATCATCATCTACAGTTACATCTAAAGAAATAATACACTTATCAAAGTCTGCCTCTCCGTAACAAGGAACTCCACTAGACTTTAAACTCTTTACAAACTTAAAAGAATAAACTCTCCATCCTGCATTAAAGGTAAGCTTCTTTTCCTTTAATGTTTCGTAAAATTGATTAGTCATCGAACCCCTCATCCTCTGTCATGCGAAGTGTAGAATAATCGACAAGCATAGGAACGATAAATCTAGGTCGTCCGTTTCTAGACTTCATTACATAAGCTCTCATAATACCTTCATCAAACTCTTCCTCTTTTTGATTAAGGGATACAGCGAAATCACAGGTACGAATCTTACCATAGGAATCTCCTAGTTCTGCATCAGTAATAATCTTCACGGCTCGGCCCATGCGGTTTGTTTGAGTAGCAGTCCACACTAGGAGAGAGTTCTCCATAGCAAGCCCACGAAGCTCCTCTGCAATCCTCTGCTGGGCCTGATACTCATGTTGGATCTCCCGTGTTGGGCGAAGAAGCTCAAGGTAGTCCACAATAATCAAGTCGGGCTGAAACTCTTCGTAGTTAGCCAACTGTGTTAGCAACGCTCTGACCGTATTTACGGTAGCTGTACTCGTCGGGAACTCTTTAATCACCAGCCTACTTTTAAACTCTTCTTGAAAAATATCCAAACGCTCCTTAAGGTCTAATTGACCAGTAGGCTCTTTAAGTTTCTTTTGAGGAATTAGACTCATAATCGAATCGAATCGTTGGGCAATCTTATCCTCTGCCATTTCAAGAGAGATATAAAGAACATTACTGCCGTCCATCAAACCTCTCACAGCCTGATTAACCAAGTAAAGAGATTTTCCAACCCCAGGAGGGGCTACCACCATAGCAAGCTCTTTAATACCAAGACCCCCCTCTAGTGATGTATTCAAAGAAGGGAGAATGGTAGGATACTTCTTCTCCTCCTTCCTGTTGATAATACGATCCCAACGATCAGCAACACAAGAGAAGTAGTCCTGCCCATTATCCACAAACCTACTAACCGTAAGTGCTTTTCTTACAATCCCCTCAATGTCCCCAATCCTATCTTCTTTAAGGAGGATAACACTCTCAGTAATAGCACCTTTCATAGCCTCCCGTTTTGCAAAATCCTCCACGATATCCATGAAGTACTCTTGATTACTCACGCAAGAAGTATCTAAGGTGTTCACATACTCAAGCTCGTCAGCATAATCAGCCAGATCCTCACGCCCAGACTTAATGGACTTTATCTCTTGAAGAATAAAATCGTCCGTAGGGAGTTGCCTGTATTCGTTGTAATACTTTTGTACAGTCTTGAAAATGTTAGCATGAATATCATACTCAAAATATTCAGGCTGAACAAGGTTGGTAATTTGTGAATAGAAGTCGGTATCACTCTTCAAGAGGAAAAGCATTCCTCTTTGAATATTATCCGAGAAATCGTATTTCATTGAATCTTTATTCTAGGGTCATTAGGGCCAGTTTTCTTGTCGGACATATGTTTATTATAGTGATCAGCAGTCTGTTTTTTAGCTCTTCTTGCTTTATCTTCCCTCTTATCATCAGAAATAGGTTTAAAATATCCAGCCTTCTCTCTATCCTCTCCACTTAATTTGGCAGCCTCTGCATTGTATCCCTCAGGATTAAAAGTTACTCGCTGATACATAGCATTTCCATGCTCTATAGCATTTTTAGAGTCTTGAATAAGCTCCTTACAAACCTCATCGGAATCTCCTGATACATGACCCCCCGTTTTTGCTAATTTTCTATCTCTATCGGGAAATCCTATTACATTAAAATGAACAGCAGGGATGTTATTTTGCCAATATCTGGAAGATAGCTTCTTGCACTTCGGGCAACGAGTTCTGTCAGGAGCTTTTCCCATTTTATACTCTTTGTCCCACCAAATTTCACATTCGGGGCATATCCATTCATAAATAGGCATTAGCAATCTCCTCCTGCTAAGGAACACATATCTCCACTAGCAACACTAGTATCTACAAATACCGTCATGTGTTCCTCAATATTCTCCTGCGTCAGAGGGATCGCCTGAAGAGGCTCTCCTTCCTTTGCTCCTGCTCTATACACCGTCAACCCTTTCAGGTACGGAGCATAATCCAAAGCCGCTTGAGAGAACTCCTCAGGTGTAGAAGTGGCAGGGAGATTAATAGTTTTCGAGATACAGGAGTCCATGTATTTTTGGATCGTCGCTTGTACCCGAATGTGGTCTTCGGGGGCCACATCATAGGCTCCGACGAAGCATTCAAGTGATCTGTCTTTTTCAAAGTATTCTTGGAATAGGGGGTCAACAACTAATTTCTCTTTCCAAATATTGTTATGCCGATAACGGCGGGTATACATAGCAGAGAAAATAGGCTCAATGCCTGAACTAACCCCGTGGAGCATAGAGATAGTACCGCAAGGAGGGATAGTAAGCATAACAGCATTTCTGATCCCGTATCGCTTGATAAGCATTCTAATACGAGCGGGGAGAGTTTTTGCATAATCTTCATTTAAAAATTGTTTGTATTCGAACTCTGGAAATGGGCTCTTGTCCCTTGCGAGATAAATGGATTGCTTGTACGATTCATCTCGTATAGTAGTGAACAGTCGGTCTAAGAACTCAAGGCACTTTTCACTACCGTACTTAATCCCCAGTTTAATGAGCATATAATGTAGACCTGTTACGCCTAACCCAATCCTACGAGATCTTTCTCCAATCCTCCTGCATGTGTCCGTAGGAAACTTATTAACAGTAAGTACATTGTCTAAGAACCGAATACCTGTTCGCACCGTTCTTGCAAGACGCTTCCAATCCACATCAGTCCCATCATCAAGTACCATATTAGAAAGATTAACATTGCCGAGGCAACAGTTCCCATAAGAGGGTAATGAAATCTCACCACAAGGATTCGTTGAATCCAGCCTTTCAAAGTATGAAACATTCGTGTACCTATTTGCTAAGTCGATATTATATATGCCTGGATCACCAGACTCTACTGAATTTTTCCAAATTATATTCCATAAATCTCTAGCTTTTATATCATCCTTACAAATGACCTCAAAAGTATCCTTCCAATCTTTTTTGTGGAAGTTATTGGCCCTTTCTAAAGCATCCTCTTCATCCTGAGCAATCACACTAATATTATTCGCCCCATTACGCACTAGAGCATACGAGTGGTACTCTTTATTATTAAAAGTAAAGAACCAATCCTCTCCTAACTCTACAGCCTCAAGAAATCTATCGGTAATAGCAACAGAGATGTTGAAATTGTTAAGCTCCCCCTTATCCAGTTTAACATGAAGAAATTCCATGAGGTCTGGGTGGGTTACATTAAGGATACCCATGAGAGCAGTTCTACGGTTCTTTCCTGCTCGTACATGTTTCCCAACCTCATTAATCATTTTTAGGACGGA